GACTAAGGACTCCGGCCCGGTATGCCGATTCGATGGCCTCCCAGTCCGGTGTTGCCATAATTTTGTCCTCGCCTTGACATTATCGAGCCACCTCTTGAAGTGGCTCTGTAATGCCAATAAAAAAACCCGCCGCAGCGGGTTTGGGATAAAGAATACACTCTAAACCAACTCACCAATGAATTTTGCACTTACCCTAAGCCGAGCTTGAGGAATTCCTTTAACGGCCCCTGATAAAAGGTAACCCCCCTGCACTTCTACAATGCTCATTTCCATCGTGTAGTCATTTACACCTTGAATGACATTCACCGCCTGAGCTGCGTTTACCTGCTGCTCAGCGCTATCGGATCTGGTTTTCTGCTCAGCAGCAGCGTTGTGGTAATGCATTGCCAGCCACCCAAGGCAAACAACCAGGCAGATTACAATGGCGCTGATAATGGCGGTTAACCGGCTCATTTTTGACTCCAGAGACAAACTTCGCGCTCAATCTCGCGGCGAGTTACCAGGCCTTTCCACTGCTTACCCTTGGCATAAGTCCAGCGGCGCAGTTGGTCACACGCCCCCTTCTGGTCGCCCTGGTTGATTTTGCGCAGCAGCGTGGAGGTCTGGAAGTTTCCGGCGCCAACGTTATAGGCGAACGAGTACAGAGCCCCGCGCATTGTTACCGGGATTGGCTTCTGGATGTACGGATCAATCTGGCGGGCGACGGCGTTCAGGTCTTTACTGAGAAGCGCACGGCATTCAGCCTCGGTGTACTTCTTGCCGAGCATGATGTCTTTGCCAGTATGGCCATAGCAGACAGTCCAGACGCCTACCACATCCTGATAGGGGTCATAGCGCACACCTTCAAGACCATCATTACCAGTTGGGCCGGTGATGAGTGCAGAAGCAATGGCTATGGCGCCACCGCCGATGGCAGCGATAACGCTATTCCTCAGTTTTGGTGTCATAGCCATTGAGCCGATCCTCGCGTTCTTTCCGCCGGTAGTACCAGTTCACCCCACAGGTGGTAATGGTGCAGGCGATACCGACAATAATTGCCCAGTCACTTAGGGTCATCCCCGCTATTTTGTCGGCCAAAATCCATACCTCTGCCTTAACTGCCCCGGCATACGCCTTTGCTGAGACACCGCAGCCCGTCAGTGCGGTCCCGGTGCCGTATGAAAGTCTGCTGTAAATGGTGCTCATTTTTGTCATAACCTCACCTCCGTTGATGACGGATGGCGCTGTGCGTAAAAGGGGGAAAGAGGCCCAGACCCTGCGGGCTGATTTATCAACAAAGCACGTCGGGGATGATTCCCGAGGGTCTGGGCATGCTCAATAAAAAACCCGCTCAAGGCGGGAAGAAATACCAAGGGTAAAAGTGACGGCGCGGTAGCCGTAATGGTCCCAAGGTTGAGGGATTGGAGCATCTGGCGGGGATCGAACCCGCATATTCTGGGTGGAAGCCAGACGTAATTACCAAACTACGACAGATGCAATCTGGTTCAGGGCTCTGCGCGGAAGGGCTTTAACGTGTCGTGCAGCACGTCTCTACCCAAGAGCCCTGACCGGATTGCAGATACGAAAAAGCCCCGGCGAGTACCGAGGCTTAGGAGTTGTTGGTGTCGCTCTACGACGATGTGACAGGGGTACTGATGCAATGCATCTCGCGAATACCCCTGTCGTATCGCCGGAAAGCAAAAAACCCCGCAAGGGCGGGGCTTTCGTCATGTTCAAATTGTCGCTTCTCATCGCTGCCATCGCGGCGCAGCCCTGCCAAGCATGAATGAATTATCTAAACTTCTGGGTGAAAATCAATGTTAATTTCAATTAAGAGCACAAAAAGCTAAAACAGCTAATTTCTCAGGTTTTTGCGGGCGGCTAAAAATGCCTTCCCCTGAAATATCTTGAGGCACCATTTCACGCGCTCTCTCGACTGGTCCGACGTCAGCCAGGGAGCCAGCTTTTGAAGCTCTCTGGTTATGTCCGATATTTTTTTTCGGGTTGTGTAGTAACTCATTCCGACGATGTAAATCGGGTCGGTAACCTCAAAGGCGTCCAGTACGCACTTCTCCATGAATTCAGCGTCGTCGTTGCTGATGGCGGTATCTATCACGCTGCTCTCCTGCTTTGGCCAGAGAATGACCTGTGCACGCTTCAGAGCATTGGGACCACGGAAGCCCTCAGCCCTTGCCTGCTCAATTGCAGCGGTAAAGCGCTCTAAAGCTTTATCTGACCATCTCTCTCCCTTAACTGACCACCAGCAAGAGTGCGCTGTGGGCTTACGCGGGTATACCTCCCCTCTCTGGCTCTCGCCCCATACATTAAGAAGTGACTTAATCCAGGCTGACTGGATGCCAGTCAATAACTCAGGGCGGCCAAGGTATCGTTTGTGCGTGGCGATCGCGACCTCTGACATAGCGGTGTTTTGTCTGCGGCGTTGTAGTGGTGTCATGCAATATCTCCCTTACCAGCAGCAAACTGCGCCAGTGACATAAATGCGCGGCCCTTATCTTCAAGCACCGCTCGATTGATGTAACTAAACCGCTCGCCAGCCCATGACTTATCAAACACGACAATGGCGCCAGCGAAAAACGCACTGGTCGGCCTTTGTTTGTCGTCGGCTGGCTTAAACCACTCGGGCAGATCGAAACCAATTCGCCCACGAATAAAGCAGACGTGATCCGCATCTTCCGGCCACCACGTTTCGCTTGTGGCTGACTTCACCAGGAAGACATAGCGACCGCCCTTCTCTCGTTGCGCAGCTGCATAGTTCATGATGTGCGTCATGCCAGTGATGGGTTGTTTTTCGTGGTACTGAGAGCGACTGTAAGGTGGGTTTCCGTAAGCTGCGCCGCCGAGTTCAGCCAGACGCCCTGACCAGTCCTGCATCAGCGCGTTATCTTCTGCGGTAAACCAGACGGGGCATTTTGCATTGCTGTCGTCTGCGAACAGGTCCAGCATCAGCGGGCCAAACATCGCGTTAATGCCCCAGAACAGCAGATCCGGAGTCCGCCACTGGTCGCCGACTTCTTTTAGATAGTGATGGGGTGCTGAACGCAGCGCCGTAAGGGCTTCACAGTAAAGATTCGTCATGCGCAGGCCTCCCCCAACTCCTGGAGTACCTGACTCAGTAACTCAGCCTCAGTACCGAACTTTTCTTCCCATGACTTACGGCCGGCATGAATAGCAACGCCGTAGCCACCAGTACGGTGATGCGCATGGCATAGCGGAATGACATGGAAGTTATCAGCGCGGACAGACAAGCCAGTACCAGAGCTGCAGTGATGGATTTCAGCAGGCGATTCGCCGTAATTGAGGTTCCGGCATACGATGCAGCCCAATGCAGATACGCGGCTCAGATGGAGCTTTTCAGCCTTGGTTTTGGATTTGCTCATATCGCACCGCCCTGGTACGACAGACAAGCTAAAACACCGCGCACAAAGGCACGGCGTTGAATGGAATTACTGCGTTTTTGCGTCATCACTTTTCTCCGGTGATGGCGCGATAGGTTCGGTGTTCAGCCGAAGTGATTAGTATAAATCAGCTTTTCTTCTTCCGGAAGAAGCTTTTGCATTGCTTGTGAGATTCCTCGGTATTTATGATTTCCCCATCCTCTAATGGGGTAAGAACAAAAATCCCCCCTGGCAGACTATCAACGACATAACGCCCCAGAATGCGAATTGCTTCAATAATCTCTTTCTCACTCATTAGTTAGCACCTTGTGATTATTCCATAAATATTGGTTTTTGCTTTTCCTGTACAGGGATGGCTAAAAATGAACTCGCGACGTTCTGGAATACAATGACATATTTAAATCGCCCATCAAGACCCTATTTTCACGGGATAGGTAAAATGAAAATAAAAATAAAAAAAATCAATAAATTTAATATCTTAAATGAAAGCAAAAAAATATAAAAAAGTCATTCACATTTTTTCTCTTGCGCAACCCCCTATTTCACTTAGATAGAAGAATTTAGCCAATTTCAGGATTTAATTAATTACATGAAAAATTGAGCAGCAGAAAACACTACCGCGACAAAGAATGCACATTTTGTGTTGTGCGCACCCCCCTATTTAACCTAACTAAAGGTCTTCATGTAACTTCAGAGCTTAACGATTACAATTCTGTACTATGCAGCATAAAAAACCATAAGAATGGGTGATGCATATTTTGGATAGCGTGCAACCCCCTATTTACTCACATAATGAATAGAAATGTTCAAGATTTTCTTATGATTAAACAAACCCGCCGAAGCGGGGTCTCATTGAGGGGATTTTTCGGCGACCTTGTTGTGAACTTCCCACAGGCTAATGCCGCAGCTCGCGCAGAAGTTAGCAAGGTAGTCCAGCCCAGACCACTCGCGAATCCCTCCGCGAGCAGCCTCCACAAACACAGCTATATCCTTCCCCCGCCACAAGCCGAACAATCGCCAGCCGCCGCCATCAGGACTTTTTACAGCGGCTATGCGCGTTAAGACGCCGGTTTGATAAAGCTCGGTGAAGGCCGGTTTCTTTCTGGTTATCATTCGCATAAATACAAACCTGTGATTTGTTGATAACAAATAGCGCGTTTGCGTTTTATGGTTTCACCTCCTGCGGGGCGGCTGCGAACATGGCGGCGTGGCAGGTTTTCTCTGCCCACTCCAGATACTTCTCTTTCACCCCTTCATCCAGTCCGCGAGCCAGTTTTTTGAAATCCGGTACTACCGGCGCTGGCTGCTCTTTGATGTGCAACCGCGGTTCACCGTCTTTCGGCTCCGGCCATTCGCGTTGCTTGTTTACCGCCAGCTTATCGATCATCGCCTGGGTTATTTGCTCGTCTGTAATACCAGCCCGGCGCTGGGCGTCCCACAGCAGGAATTGCATATCAGCCCATTCCGACAGGTCGCCAGGCTCGGCAGCGGCTTCCAGTGCTTCTTTGCTGAGGTGCTTCAGCGGGCCAACCGGGCCGACATTGCCGAAGGTAGCCTGTGACCACTCGGCGTGCTCTTGGCGTACCTGGTCACGGTCCGGAGCGGACAGAGGTGCAATGTATGGCTCTTCATCGAGGTGAATTCGCGTGCCGCATTTTGGGCAGCACCCATCACAATCAGAAATGGCCGCAATCTCAACCTCATTTTGGCAAGACCAGCAGGCCACTTTTTTCACCACTGGCTCGCTGTCCATTGCGGCCAGCGCGATTTCAAACAACGCCGCACATTGGTTTACATGGGCGCGGCCTTCACCCGTTATCTTCGTGTGACGGAAAAACTCAATTTGCTCCTGCGCCTTTTTAATTAACTGCTCTCTGGTTATGGTTGATTTGGTCATTGGTTGGCTCCTTCTGCCTGATACTTTTCGAACCAGAAAACAACCGGTGTGTTAGTTGGTTGAACCAGGCCGAATGATTCCGCTGTACGGTAGCTTCTCGATGCCCGGCGAGTCACATCTACCTGAGTCGCGATGCGGCTGCGAAAATCCTCAACCGTGCTGCACATTTTGAACAGATTGCAGGGTATGCATGCCGGAACCATATTGCTGGCCGTATCGTTTTCTGGCCTGTCCATTGCGTAGCCGTTACTGATATTTCTTCGTACAGCTTCGACGTGGTCAGCGTGCCATTTATCGCCAAGCTCACATCCGCAGTAAGCGCAGCGCCCGCCAAACTTCATGCGCAGTTCTGCGCGCTGTTTTTTGGTCAGTGCCATCACTCAGCCTCCCACTTGATGCCAGCGCCACCCGTGCGCATCACTTCATCCAGACATTTATTCCAGGTATCGCGAAATGTTGTCGCTATCAGCCACGTCTCGTAACCGTCCAGGCAGCAAGCGAGATTTTCTGGCGCGTGTGGCGGCAGCTTCACGGTGACGGTGCGGGACTCCAGTTCGGCGATGCGCTGGCGGAGCGCTGCAATCTCCATCTCTGCAGCATCGGCATAATGGACGTTTTCATGCTCCAGCGGCGGCAGGTCTGGAGTTGTCACACCAAAAAGCGCCGCCAGTGATCGGTAGTTCTGCTCGCTGTGATAGCGACCTTTGCAGCGGACCAGCTTTTCGGCTGCAGCGTTGATGGTCTGCGCCTTCTCCAGCGCCTCTACCAGCTCCTTTAGGTCTCTGGTTTTAATATTCATCTGAGGGTTGAAATTGCTTACCGCGCGATGGACCTCAAGTTTTAACCTCTGCGCCAGTTCGGTGATATCAGTCATGCTGAGACTCCTTGAGCAAGAGAATCGCGGATTTTCACGGTCTCCGCGTTGTATGCGTTGGCATAAGCCATGCGGCGCTTATCCATCAGGACGACAAGCCGATATGCGCGAAATGCGTATTTGCGGTCCCCTTCACGGCCTTGTTCACGGAGGTGGTCACGCAGCATCCTGAAGAAATACGAATGCCCTTCGCCGTCGATATCGTCAGGCCAATCAGTTTCGTTAAGCAGCCAGTCACGCGCTTCTGTGCATTTCTGGCACGTCTTGAAGTTGCTGGCATCGCCATCCTGGACGACAAAAACTTTCTCGTAGGTATCTCCTGGATTTATAGCGCCGTAACATTCACAGCAACGATGTAACTTGCGAGCCTTAACTTGCGATGAAGTATCAAAGTTGCTCATTTGTCGGCCCCCTCGCGCAGCTGGTTTGCAAAATTGACCATCGCATCATGAAACTCGATTGCCCATGAGGTTCGCTTCTCGGCTTCTTCGTAGCTGATATCAAGCCTTTCCATAACGCAGTCTGTATCGAGATAATCGGAGCAGGCATCCAAAGAAGCGGTAATCGAATCAGCCTTAATCCCGGCAATCGCTGCGTCGGTGGCGGGGGTTTCGTCTGCAAACGTGTCGCAAATCATATGCAGGTAGCCTTCATTCGTTGGCCTGATGCGGTTCATCACTCCAGCAATGAAATACTCCCGGCATTCGCTGATTATTTTTTTTGCCGCCACATTCTCCGCTGCCAGTTGCTTAAACTCTTTCGCCAGCTTCAGGAAATTCTGCTCTCTGATCGACAGCTCGCCTGCGCTCTCCAGGGAAGCGATGAGCTCGTTTACTGTTGAGATGTTCATGCTGTCCACCATTCAATAAACATGCAGATACCAACGGTTACTACGGCAATCAGCACCCAGCAGATCACATCTAACAGGGCGGCGAGCCGACGCAGGGTGTATTTGCTGTAATTCTCAGGTTCAAAATTCATTGCGCCTC